GATGCCGCTATTGAAGATATTGTAAACGAATCTATATGTGGTGATATTAATGATGTACCAGTCAGACTAGTACTGGACGAAGTAGATACATCTGACAAAATTAAAGATAGTATACAAGAAGAATTCGGACACATACTATCGTTACTAAACTTTAATTCATACGGACATGATATATACCGAAGATGGTATGTTGATGGAAGATTGCCTTATCATATTATTATTGATGAGAAAAGACCTGAAGCAGGTATTAAAGAATTAAGGTATATTGATCCTACTAAACTTAGAAAAGTAAAAGAAATAGAAGAAGAAAAGGATCCAAAAACAGGCGCGCAGATAATTAAGAAACAACAGGAATACTTTTTATTCCAAGATACAGCGATGGGTAAGTATAATCAAGGACTTAAAATCCATCCTGATTCAATTGTTTATTGTACATCTGGTGTATTGGATTCATCAAGAAAAAGAATTTTATCGCATTTACAGAAAGCACTTAAACCTGTAAATCAGTTAAGAATGATGGAAGATTCTCTTGTTATCTATCGTATATCAAGAGCTCCTGAAAGAAGAATATTTTATATTGATGTTGGTAACTTACCTAAGGGTAAAGCAGAAGAATATCTAAAGAACATTATGAATCAGTACAGAAATAAAATGATTTATGATGCAAAAACTGGTAACATCAAAGATGATAAGAAACATATGTCTATGTTGGAAGATTTCTTCTTGCCTCGAAGAGAAGGCGGAAGAGGGACAGAGATTACTACACTACCAGGTGGTGAGAATCTAGGTCAGATTGATGATATTATATACTTCCAAAAGAAACTATTTAAATCACTTAATGTTCCAGTAGATAGATTGGAACAAGAGTCTTCATTCACATTAGGTAGAAGTACTGAAATATCACGTGATGAAGTTAAGTTTAAAAAGTTTATTGATAGATTAAGAAAAAGATTTTCTGATTTATTCTTACAATCTCTTAAAACACAATTACTATTAAAAGGTATTATTACTAAAGAAGATTGGCATAATTGGAAAGAACACATACAATTTAACTATATCGAAGATAACTATTTCTCAGAATTAAAAGAAGCTGAGATATGGAGAGATAGATTTGATATGTTAGGTTCTGTTGAGAATTATCTAGGTAAATTCATTTCTATTGAATGGGTAACTAAAAACGTCCTTAAAATGGACGATGAAGACATGAAAGAAATGGAAGCTCAGATACAGAGAGAAAAAGATTCGGGTGCTCATGGCGATGAGGACGACGATCTTGACTTTTAATTTTTTATAAATATATACAAGAGGAAATATAATGAGTGTAGAAAATATCATAAATGATTTGAAAGATGGCGATAATGTATCAGCTGGTAAGAATTTTAATTCTGTAATGGCTGATAAACTTACCGCTGCTTTAGACGCTAAGAAGATTGAAATTGCATCTTCTATGGGTACTAAAGAACAAGAGGAAGAATAATAAATGATTTCTTTTGCAGAGTTAAGAGAAAAGGCTACTAAACTGGCATCTGGAGAAAAACAGGTTAAGTCATTTAAAGGTGGCAGACGAAAGAAAATAGAGGTTATCATTGCCAAGAAAGGCAATAAATTTTCCGCGTATATTGATGGCGAAAGATTAGATGACAACTATAAGAATGCAAAAGAAGCAGAAAAATCAGCCAATGATTTTATCAAGCTGATGGGCGAGGAATTAGAAGTATGAAGCTTATAGCAGAATACATAGAAACAGATTTAGATGTCATAGTTGAGAAAGCAGCTAATGGCAAAAAGAATCTAATTATTGAAGGCGTGTTTATGCAGGCCAACAAGAAAAATAGAAACGGCCGAGTATATGAAAAGAAAGTACTCGAAGGTGCCGTTAACAAATATATAGAAGAACAAGTAAAGACTGGTAGAGCGGTCGGAGAGTTAAATCACCCTGACGGACCGACTATCAATCTTGATAAAGTTTCACACAAAATTACCGAACTAAGATGGGACGGTAATGATGTTGTTGGAAAGGCATCTATACTGCAAACCCCTATGGGAAAAATAGTTGAAGGATTATTAGAAGGCGGTGTAAAGTTAGGTGTCTCTAGTCGTGGTATGGGAACTCTTGTTAACAAAAGTGGCGTTCAGCATGTTGGTGGCGATTTTATGCTATCAACCGTTGACATTGTCCAAGACCCATCCGCTCCTGAGGCCTTTGTAAATGGTATCATGGAGGGGGTTGATTGGGTTTGGAACAATGGTGTCCTTGTTGCACAAGAAATTGAATCAATTGAGACTGAAATAAAAGAATCTAAATTAGCGTCACCCGACACTGAAATTAGAGCTTTTAAAAATTTCCTCTCTAAATTAAACTCTAAACTATAGGAGAAAGCTATGTCAATCGACGATAAAGATATAAACGCTATCGAAGACATACAAGAAGAGCAGAATGAAGAGCTCGTTGAGAATGATGAGATTGTTTTAGACGAGGATTCTCTTGTTGAAGGGAAAGACGAAGACGAAGTTGAGGAAGATGAAGAGGAAGTTAAAGAGGAAACTCCTTCCGTGAATGTTCCAAAAACTAAAGCCGGAGTTATTCAAGCTGCTGTTGAAATGTTGAAGAAAGCTAGAAAAGAAGATGCTCAAAAACTTTATGCTAAAATGGCTAAAGTAGACGAGACATCAGAAGAAGATTCAATCAAGTCTATTGATGATGCTCAGAAGAAAGTTAAAAAAATGCCAGTACCTCAGGGCAAAGGCGCCGATCAAAAACACGGTGAAGTTGTAAAAGCTAAGGTAGAAAGCATTGATTTTGACGAAGATTTAGACGCACTAATTTCAGAAGAAGCAACACTTTCCGCAGAATTTAAAGGAAAGGCTGGTGCAATTTTTGAAGCAGTTCTAACTTCTAAGCTAACTCAAGAGGTTGAAAGACTCGAAGCAGAATATGCGCAGAATCTTGAAGAAGAAGTAACAGATATCCAAACATCACTAGTAGAGAAAGTAGATTCATACTTAAACTATGTTGTTGAAAACTGGATGTCAGAAAATGAAGTTGCAATCAATAACGGTCTAAGGACTGAAATTGCTGAAGAGTTCATGACTTCTTTACAAAGAGTATTCGCAGAACATTACGTTGAAGTTCCTAATGGTAAAGTTGACTTGGTAGATGAACTATCTAACACAGTTACTGAGCTAGAAGAGCAACTCAACAAATCAACTGAAGATAATATTAAACTTGCAGAATCAGTAAATTCATTAGAAAGAGCTGAGGTTGTGAGCAGATTATCTGAAGGGCTTGCAGAAACAGAAGCTGAAAAATTAGAATCTTTAGTAGAAGATATTGATTTCGATAACAAAGATACTTTTGAAATGAAAGTAAAAACTGTTAAAGAATCATACTTTAAAACAGAAATTTCAGAATCAGTTGATGAAGTAGATAGTATAATTGGCAATGACGAGCCACAAATTGACTTGTCTGATACAATGGCTAGATACACACAAGCTATAACTAAATTTAATAAATAATCTAAACATATAGGGGAAACTAAAAATGTTTAATGCAGATTCACAATTAATCGAAAAATGGGGTCCAGTCTTAGAGCACGGAAGTGCACCTGAGATTAAGGATCATTACAAGAAAGCTGTTACAGCTAGATTGTTAGAAAACCAGGAAATTGCTTTAAGAGAAGAATCAGTACAAAGTCAAGGAAACATGATTTCAGAGGCTGCAGCTGCTAACAATATCGGTAGTGGTTCAGCTCCTAATAACATTGGTAAATTTGATCCAGTACTTATTTCTTTAGTAAGAAGAGCAATGCCTAATCTTATTGCTTATGATATCGCAGGTGTTCAGCCTATGACTGGTCCTACAGGACTTATCTTTGCAATGAAATCAAAGTACGGCTCACAAGCTGGTGCTGAAGCTCTATTTGGCGAAGCTGATACAGACTTCTCAGGAACAGGTGCACACAATACATTGGTAACTGGTCTTGAAGGTGTTACAGATGCTACAGGTTCTAACTCTGACCTTTCAGACGAAGACACAATCGGTGGCGTAGGTACTGGTATGGCTACATCAGCTGCTGAAAGACTTGGTGTTGGTGCTTCAGGCGATGGCGTTTTTGGCGAAATGGCATTCACTATTGAGAAATCAACAGTAACTGCTAAGTCAAGAGCTCTAAAAGCTGAGTACACAATGGAACTTGCTCAAGACCTTAAAGCTATCCATGGATTGGATGCTGAAGGCGAATTGGCTAACATTCTTTCTGCTGAGATCCTTGCGGAAATCAACAGAGAAGTTGTTAGAACAATTATGTTAAGAGCTAAGTTAGGTGCTCAACAAACATCAGTTGCACTAAAAGGTGCTTTTGATGTTGCTACTGACTCAGATGGTAGATGGATGGTTGAGAAGTTCAAAGGTCTTATCATGCAACTAGAAAGAGAAGCAAACATTATTGCTAAAGAAACAAGAAGAGGAAAAGGTAACTTTGTTATTTGTTCTTCTGACGTTGCTGCTGCTATGTCTGCTGCTGGCGTTCTTGACTACGCACCGGAAATGAAAACTAATGGCCTTACTGTTGATGACACTGGTAATACTTTTGCCGGTACAATCAATGGCCGTTTAAA